GGAGTATATCCGGATCCAGTGCTTCGAGGATGAAAAGATGAGGCTGGCGGTACGCCGGAAGGGGAAGAGCCTGAAGGAGTGCATCGGGAAGCTCGTGAAGTGGTCCTTAGAACATGACGAGAACGTGGACAAGGACATCATCAAGGCAGCAGGACTGCCAGAGTGGGCGCAGAAAGGCTGTAAGCTCGGGATCCCCGGCATGGGTACGGCAAAGCAGCTGATCAAAGACTATTATCTGGGAGGTGGAGAGGATGCTGGTGTATAAAGCGACAAAGGCTGATATGACCTGCACGATGGGAAATGGAACCTTCCAGTATGTGTTAGGGATCCCGGCTCATGCGGACAGTACGAAGTGCGGAAACCGCGGTCTCCACGCATGCGAGTATGTCTTGGACTGCTTCCGGTACTACAGTCTTGATGATCGGATCTTTAAGGCAGAGGCAGAAGGCCCCATCGATGAGGATGGGACAAACTCGCGGATCGCATGTGAGCAGCTGACACTTACACAGGAACTCACACGGCGGAATATCGTGGAGCACGCGATCATCTACATGGCACGTCATCCGGAACGCGAGTGGGAAATGGATCGGTATCGCATAAAGGCACAGAAAGAGAAAGCAGAGGGGAACGGTGCCGGGATCGTGATCGCCAGAGGAATTATGCCTATGGCCCGTGGAAAAAAGGGAGATGTGCTGGGATTCATTATGGAGGTGGATAGAGGCTGGTTTCTGGCCGTAGGTTGCTGTGAGATCGATGGCAGATACGGGAAAGAAGGAGTCTGGTACAGCATTACACCGGATGGACAGCTTGTGGAGGTATCGGGAGATGAAGATTAAACAGGGAAAGAGCCTGCCGATCCCGGAATGCACGCATAGAGGAAACCGGATCATCGCGGGAAGGACCACGGATCTCCTGATCCTCGACTGCTACAAGAACTGCTTACATGTGGGGCGCTATATGATGAATGTCGAAACCGGAGAATATGGAATCCTGCGGGGTGATATATACACTGAGGAGAAGCTCATGCGTGCATTTGAGAAGGACTACTGGTATGGCAGCATCAAGATCGATCTGGAAGATCAGGACGAGGAGATCATACAAGAGGCGTTGCGATCCAAAATGAGATATGCAACGCAGAGTACCATATACCTGATCGATGAAGTGGAGAGAAATTATCTGTCCGACAAGAGGTGGGAAAAGGAGCGGAGAAGAGAGCAGCGCATAAAAGACCTGATGGACAGTGTCCCCGAAGTCCCGGAAGGCTTTGAGGCGTGGGCGGCAGAAGCCGTATGGAAAAAGCCTTATCCGACATACAAAACCGATGATGAGTACACATGTCCATCCTGCGGGATAAAGATCGCACCGTCTATGATCAAGGGAGTACGTCACAATGACGTGGTCACCTGCGCATGCGGGAAAGACCTGCAGATCAAAAAGAGAGGAAAAAAAACAGAAAAGTGGAGCCGGGTGATGCTGATCCAGGAGACCACGGCCGGGCAGACAGTACTAAGGTATTTTGATATCCAATCAATTTTTAAGGGTAAATACCTCATTGCTTTATCTGAGGCGATCCGGATATTTGTATCGAAGATCAGCCTGTTTGGGGGACAACGTCTAAAGATTTATTATAAGCAGTGCGGGCGATACGATGATTACGATGACTATGAAGAGCGCAATCCTGCCAACCGCACGACAGGGGATTGTTATCTGTACCCAGCGGGGATCGAAGAAGCCTTGAAGGGCACAGACTATACCAATCTGGGACGGCTGCTCTCTCAGATGGCATCGGCCGGAATCGAGGCACGATACAATAAAATCATGATCTTGCACAATTGGCCAGATATGATCGGGCTTATAGAGTACCTGTTCAAGGGCAGATTTTACCGGCTCATGCAGGAAGAGCTCAGCTGCCACATGTGGTCAGACGGTACCTACCAAGGCACTCTGGATCTCAGGGGCAAGACGATCGAGGAGATCATGCGGATCGGAGACCGACAGAAGATCAACCGCCTCCGGGACCGGAACGGAGGAGAGCTTGAGAGGAGCTGGCTTGCATATGGGGACGAAACAGACGAGAGGATCTCCGATGCATTTCTGAAATTTGCTGGACAGGCAGGTCTGTATGAGAAAAATGCAGGATTTGCCCTTGGGAACATGTCGCCTGAACAGATCATGAACTACGTACAGAGGCAGCAGGATACAAGCTATCCGGGGAAATCAGCATCGGAAGTAATCACGCAGTGGAGAGACTATCTGGCGATGTGCAAAAGGCTGGGGAAGCGTACCAATGATGAGATGGTATACCGACCGAGAGAACTCAAGCGTCGGCATGATGAGGCCGTGGAAGCAATCCGAAAGCTGGACATGATTGAAGAGATGAAGCGCAATGCGGAAGCCAAAGAACGCCGCGCAAAGGAACTTAGAGAGAAATATCCAGGTGCGGAAGAAATCCTGGAAGAGATTGCTCCCAGATACGAGTACGAAAATGCCGAGTACAAGATCATCGTCCCGCGGCACCTCACTGACATTATGTCGGAAGGAAATGCCCTGCACCACTGCGTAGGAAGCACAGACCGATACTTTGAGCGAATCCGGGATCAGGAGACGTATATCTGCTTTCTGAGACGCCAGGAAGAGCCGGAACTGCCGTACTACACGATCGAGGTGGAGCCGGGAGGCACGATCCGCCAGCACCGGGGGATGTATGACGAGGAGCCGAATATTGAGGAGATCCGGGGATTCCTCCGGGAGTGGCAGAAAGTCTTGAAAAAGCGTCTGCACAGTAGGGACTGGCAGCTGGCAGCAGAAAGCAAGGTAAAGCGGGAACAGAACTTAGAGGAGCTGAGAAAGGCAAATAATGAGCGTGTCTTAAAGGGACTCGCGGAAGATTTTATGGAGGCAGTATAAATGGGACTGATTATACAGGAGAACGGAGATGTAAAGAAAACTGTAACGTACCGAGAGTTAAAAGTAGCAATGGACTCCGAGATGAGCAAAGCTGCAGAGAGCTTTGTCCGGATCGGATATCTATTCAAGATGGCGAGGGACACAGATGTCCTTCAGGAATCCGGATACACATCGTATCTGGAATTTGCGCAAAAAGAATATGGGATGGACAAATCCCAGGTGAGCCGGTTTATCAATATCCACACAAAGTTCTCTGATCCAGAAGATCCGACAAGATTAAACGAAAAGTATCAGGGGTTCGGATCCGCGAAGCTGGCGATCATGTTGACACTTCCGGACACAATTATCGAAGAATTGACACCGGTCTTTGCAAAGAGTGATATCCAGGCGGTAAAAGAAGAAATCGAAGCTGAAGGGAAGGTATCCGATCTGGAAATCATTGCGGAGCAGGCAGAGACTACAAAGGAGCCAGACGGGCAGCAGGACGTCCTGCATCAGGTAGTGGATCAGATTCTTGACGGTGATCTCTACATGCGTATCAAGATCCGCCAGGCACTCAAGTCAAGTCGAAAAGAAGCGCTGCTTCAGGAGATTCTGGCACCGGCCGGGGAAGCGATGCACTCCGTCCGGATCAAAGGTGTGGGGCGTCTGATGCTGTCAGTCAAGGGACTGGATACAGAGATTGCACTGATCAATGTCCGGAGTGACAGCAAGGAGATGTACACATGGGAGACAGTGATCCGGGCGGTCGAAGATTACTGCACCAGCCATACGGACCCGGAACCCGAGAAAAAAACGGAAGTTGCACCGGTGCAACCGACAGAAAAGCCGGAGAAGAAGAAAGAACGGAAAGTATCCAAAGTAACGAAGGCCAGGGAAGCAGAAAAGTTGCCAAGCCGCTCGCGGAAAGTGCCCCAGGAGGAGGCACCGTCAGAGCAGACCGCCCCAGAAACTCCTACAACGCCTGTAGCCATCCATAGCACAGCGCCCGCCGGATTTGTGGGGGATGAGAAAGCTGAGGAGGGAAACAGGCAGCAGGAGCCCCAACTGGAAGGGCAGATGGAAATCGAACAGTTTCCACAATATCTCCCGGAAAATTATATCAAATGCCACGATGGCAGCGAGGTCCAGGAGAGCGAGGATGCGCGGATCCGGGCAGAGTGGAGACGGAATGTGGAGAACATCTGCACACCGATACTGACTTATGTACGCCAGCATTCGGAACTCATCCAGAAAATCACGATCACAGAGGAGGGTATTGTCATTGAGTAATAGAGCGCCAAGCATGAATACAATACATCCAGGCGTCGATCCGCTGGGCGGTATATATCCGGCAGAAATCGACAGGCTCAAAAACAAAATAAAGCTGGGAGATCGCATATCCGTAACCACGATGAAGGGATATGTAAACATAAATCCGGACAGTACAAAACCAGGGATTGCACACCGGCGGGTAACCGTGATTGCAAAGCATAAGCATCTGATCGTGCTGGAGTATCCGGGAGGACTCACAGAGGCTTTCCGATGGGCAGAAATTGCGGATAAGGTAGCGATATGAAGAACCTCTATATGCTGAAGAACATCCGGACAGGCGTCATAGAATATGACAATCTGTACGCGCAGGACGTGCATGATCTGATCGGAATCAATAAAAGCTGCATAAGCAAATACGAAAAAAGCAAAAGCGTATATAACGGCACATGGCGGATCATGATGTCAAGCGGCACAGAGCTATGGACGGAGTACACCAGGGACGCATGGGACACCTACAGAAAGCTGGTACTCCGCGGCATGGCAAGGGCAAAAAGAAAAGGCTGGCGCAGCTACGCAGAGATGATCCGGCATGGAGCGATACAGACACAGGAGGCAGAGGACAATGGCAAAGAGCATCATACAGGCGCGAACAGGACCGGCTGACCGGGAATGCTACCTGTGCCGGGAAGAAGCGGAGAGGAATGGATATTATGGGGAGCTGTGTCACACAGGTCTCCATAAGCACCATTTTGTATACGGGAGGTTCGGGGCGTACCGGAAGAAAGCGGAACATTATGGCCTGTGGGGATATGTCTGCGAATCAAGGCATCACGAACACGGACCGGAAGCACCGCACTGCAATAGCAAGGTGGATGAGCACCTTAAAAGAGTCGCACAGCAGGCATTTGAGGAAAAGTATGGGCATGATTTGTGGATGCAGGAGTTTGGGAGAAATTATCTGGAGGAGTAAGCAATGAGATTAACAGAAAAGAAAGATAATGGCCATTGGATCTTAAAAGACGTGTCATGGGATGAGTTGAAGCCCGGAGTAGTGCTTACTAAGGAAATCTGGGAAAAGCTTTACGGGGCGATCTGGAAGCTCAAAGACTATGAGGATACCGGGCTGATGCCGAATGAAGTAACAGCGCTGAATGTGGAGACACAGAAGGAGGCGCGCAAGATGCTGGAGCGAGTCGCAAAGCTCTCGGATGAGATTGAGCAGCAGAAGCATGGTGGCGATCATGGTATAAAATTTTTCATCAACAAGGACGGAATTGCAGACGTATATGACGATACCTATGACATCGTGATCCACTGCGAGAGCGAGGAAGATCAGAAGGATGCAGAATTGGCGTTAAAAAATGTGCGGAGATGGATCCCGGTGACGGAACGTCTTCCGGAGCTTGGGGAATATGTGTTGATTTCATTTTCCAACTTCACTCTCCCATGCATTGGAAGATATGACGAGGACGAAAAGGGCGGAGCATGGTTTAATGGTGACGAGACAGAATCACTCGTTAGCCAGGACATGTATGTGAATGCATGGATGCTATTGCCGAAACCATACAGGGCAGAGATGGAAGAAAATTAAGATTTTAGAGAGGAGATTTTAGGTGGATAGCAGACCAGAGACAACAGCAATGTTGTCACTTGCGATTCAGCGGCACATTTGCCCGAACAATGATCCGAGAATTTATTGGGCCAGAGAAGTGACGTTTGACTACTCAACTGCAAATGCAGTACGTGTGGATTTTATGAAGTTTAAGCCGGTAAACAATACGGTGTCGGGCATAGAGAAGGGAGACTTCTATTGCTATGAGGTTAAGTCCTCAGTGGAGGATTTTCATTCAAAGAACGGTCATAACTTCTTGGGAGACTACAACTATTATGTAATGCCGGAGGAAGTGTACGAGCAGATCAAGGAAGAAATCCCATACCAGGTAGGCGTGTATGTTCTGGATGGAATGAACTATCGAGGTGCATGGTACGACCTCAAAGCAATCAAGAAGGCAAAGAGAAAAGACAGGAGCAGGCCGGTATCAGAAATGTTACTGATGATGTTTCGGTCAGCTGCAAGAGACAGGGAAAAAAGCTGTTAATTAAGATTTGGAGGAGGTGCAGATTATGAAATTGAAACCGTGTCGTTACTGCAGAGGAACGAATATAAAACTTGAAGCATGGCAAAGCGGCGGTTATATGTGTATGGTCAAATGCAATAATCCAGATTGTCCTGTTCCTCCGGAAGGATATCCGACAGGTAGAGACCCTGAGAAAGTAAAAGAAGAGTGGAACAGAAGACAGGGAACAAGGGACACTAATTATTTAAATTAAGATTTGAAGGAGTCGATAACTATGTTAATGATTCAAGATGGAATAGAAGTTTACTGCTTACCGGATGGCGCTTGTTGCGAGGTCGATGAGAATCACAGAAGCCCTCTGGACTTGGATGATTGCCCACTCGGATACGAAACATGCAACGGAAACTGCTTTTATTACGCAGAGTGATTTGAGATTTTTGAACACATAAGATCCGAGATTTTGACAAAATTGAATTAAGATAAGGAGCATTTATGACTTGTGTTGTTTTATGCAAAATAGATGGGAATTATTATCTTCGGCATATTATTCATGGCATCAATCCAACAGATACTATAGAGAGCGTTAGGGAGAAGTATTATAAGGATTTTGACAAGTTACATGATGAGTTCTTTTTCTGCAAAGATAATGCCGAGATTAAAGAAATCCTAACCATGCATGGAATAAAGAGTTGGTAAAAATCGTTATACAAATTAAGATTTTAGGAGGAAATTAAAATGGCAAAAATATCAAAGAAAACAATAAAAGAACTTGAGGACATTTTAGACAGAGGCTGCGACTATGCCGATACTCAGACAGTTGTAACAGAATATGCAAACGAAGCACTAAAAGAAAGTGGTAGCGATATTTGTCAGTGTGCCGATGCGATGATAGTTGACTGGGATGACAAGCCAATTTGCACTGTTGAAGAATTTGCAAATATCTTCTGGGATAAAGCAGTAGAGGGCATATTAAATGTATTAAAAACACAAGAATAAGGATTTGAGAGGTAAACTGAAATTTGGAGGAGTGAAGAATGAATATTGACAAGTCAAAGTTAAAACTCGGGATCTGGTACGAAGACGAAAGCGGAAATGTCACAAAAATTCCGGACGATATGTGCATTGATAGACTTCCAGAAGAGGCAAAAACATATCATTCTTGTTTTCCACTGCAAGTAACGGATCATGTACGAATCGTACATAGTGAACGTGAAAAAGCAACGTGCAAGCATAAAAGGAAGTATTGGAAAAAAGATGTAGATCTGATCAAAGGATACAAAGGACATACATGTACGGCGTGCGGGTGCAGCCAGGTAAGGAAATGGTGGCAACCGTGGGGAAGAAAATGGGACTATGGCTCACCAACTACCCCATTGATTGATTTCAATACCAGTATTGGCGGCGGGAACCAGGATGTAATTATGGCGATGGTGAATAGTGGAGACTATACCTTACCAGAGGCGCTCGTTGTTTTTGCATCGGCGTGTGAAAGATGCATGAATGTACTTGCGTATAAGTATTTAAACGGGGCGGATGGATACGCAGAGCACTCTGAAGAATGGGAAAAATGCAATACAAAATGTGACTTCTGCGAGGGTGAATAATTACCCAAACTGAAATTTGAGTAAGGAGAACGGGATGGAAGTAAAGATAAGGCCGAGAAAGGCTACTGATCGGGGAGGCTACTACTGTATGCCACTGTACACCAATATCCAGAATGGAAAGCCTGGATGGAGAATCACACAGTGCCCGGAGTGTGGAGCGCAGTGCTGGAGGATGCCGTTGGCGGATATTGCGGAAGAGCAGGGAGCCCGTGGATTGTGTACGATGTGTGCGATTAAGAAGGGAGTGGGAGCATGAAGACGAAGAATGAGCATAGAGCGCTTAAGAATCTCGTGCATAGAAAACGGGAAGGCGAGTATGAAGCCATGATTGCGGATCCTCTCCCTAAGAGCTGGAGCGCTGCGCACCCGGCATATGAAGGGACCGATGTGAGTTCGAAGAAAAGCACAGAGAAGTAGAGGATACAGTCATGAATGATAACATTACAGCTCGTATAAAATGCCCATTTTATGTGGCACATAATCGAGGTACAGGGAATTCTATCACAATCACATGCGAGAACATAAAAACCAATATGGGGTTCAATATGAAGAACCGGTTATCATTCGTGAATGAAAAACAAAGGTTGGATTACATGGAACTGTTCTGCATGGATGTGAAGATGTGTGAACATTGCCCGTACTATGAAGTGATATATAAAAACAAGTATAAGGAGTGCTGAGATGGGAATCGTAAATGATCTTAGAAAAGAAGTTGAGAAGGGAAAGAGGAAGATTGCAGCAGCAGAGCGGATCATGGAGCTCTGGAAGAAAAAAGCCCGAGAGCAGAAAGCTCGGGCAGATATGGAAGAATTGATTATGACCGCCATGGTACTGAAAAATGGCGGGGATATCAAAGTGGAGGCGGAAGATATTAAGACCGCTGCAGAGCATCACCTGGATGGAAGATTCGAAGATACCGAGGAGGGGAGAGTGTATTGCTATCACGCCCGACCAGACAATGAGGAGAGACAGGCAGCAGAAGAAAATTGAATTGAGGACTCGGAGCTTATGCACCAGATCCATTTCGTATGACGGGAGAAATCCCGTCTTTTTTTAGGCACAATAGCAGATAGAGAGGCAGGTGAGATCATGGCAAAAGGGAAGTATGAGGAGTGGTGTAACGATCCGGACAAGAAGCTTTTATTGTCTGGATGGGCGAGGGATGGGCTGACCGACGAGGAAATAGCGAAAAAGATAGGAATTTCTCGGTCCACGCTGTCCGAGTGGAAGAAGAAGTATCCGGACATTTCGGACACCCTAAAAAAGGGGAAAGAAATTGTGGACACTGAAGTCGAGAACTCCCTGCTCAAAAGAGCGAAGGGATATACCACCAAGGTAAAGAAGACCTTCAAACTCAAAAAGATCGAGTACGACAAGACTGGAAAGAAGGTTAAAGAGGAGGAAGTCCTGGAAGTAGGAGAAGATGAAGTCCACATTCCCGCCGATGTGACGGCCATGATCTTCTGGCTCAAGAACCGTCTACCGGAGAAGTGGAAAGATAAACGCTTTGCTGTATCGGATCTTGCGGATGCAGATGACACAATGCAAACCGGCGTGATCATGATGTCAGATATATATGAGGAGGCGGGAAGTGGCAACCAGGAAATCTAAAGTGACGGTATCTCCGCCGAAAAACGTCAATATCATCTGGCGGCCACAGCCCAAGCAGGCGCTTATGATGTCCCGACCGGAATATGAGGCACTGTACGGCGGAGCTGCAGGCGGGGGAAAAAGCGATTATCTGCTGGTGGAGGCTCTACGTCAGGTAAATATCAAAAACTACCGTGCAATCATAATCCGAAAGACATACCCGGAGCTTCAGGACCTGATCGACCGGTCTGATGAGCTTTATCGGGCGGCATATCCGAGAGCACAGTATAACGACACAAAGCATAGATGGAGCTTTCCATCGGGTGCGAAGATTGCGTTTGGAGCGATGCAGTATAAGCGAGACCGCAAGAAATATCAAGGTAAGCACTTTGATTTTATTGGGTTTGACGAGCTGACGCACTTTACATACGACGAGTACAGCTATATGTATTCCCGTAATCGTCCATCAGGCCCGGGAACCCGTGTGTATATGAGAGCGACCGCAAACCCTGGAGGCGTCGGCCATGGATGGGTAAAACAGTATTTCGTCAAGGCTTCCAAACCAGGGACACCGATCACAACAGAGGTTGAGATCTTATCGCCGACAGGCGAGAAAATCAAGCAGCACCGGACGAAGATATTCATTCCGTCCAGCGTTTTTGATAACAAAATCCTGTTGGACCAGAACCCGAATTACCTTGCTTCTCTGGCATTGCTGCCTAAGCAGGACCGGGATGCACTGCTGTATGGAGACTGGGATTCCTTCGAGGGACAGGTCTTTACGGAGTTTGTCGATGATCCGGATGGATACCTGTCACAGCGCAACACACACGTGATTGAGCCGTTCCGGATCCCGGATGACTGGCTGATCTATCGAGGGTTTGATTTTGGATATGCCAAACCTTTTTCTGTAGGCTGGCATGCAGTAGATCATGAAGGGTGTATCTACCGGATCAAGGAGCTGTACGGATGCACCGGGACACCGAATACAGGTGTCAAGATCGAGCCATCAGAGATTGCAAGACAGATCCATGAGGTGGAGGATGCAGATCCGAACCTGCGTGGGCGTAAGATCATTGGGATCGCTGACCCGTCGATCTTTGACGAGTCCCGCGGAGAGTCGGTAGCTGCGATCATGGAACGGTGCCGGATCTATTGGTCGCCTGGTGACAACACACGAATTGCGGGAAAGATGCAGTATCATTACCGTCTCGCGTTCGACGCGAACGGAAGGGCGATGTTTTATGCGTTCAATACCTGCAAGGACTTTATCCGTACAATCCCATCTCTGACCTATGATGAAAAGCGTGTGGAGGACATTGATACAACGCAGGAAGACCATATCTATGACGAATGCCGGTATGTGCTGATGGAGAACCCGATCTCGCCGCGTAAGAATGCGAGAGAACACATTCCGCAAGAAGACCCGCTAAACATGTACCAACACCCAATCAAGCAGGGAAATTATTACAGAATCTAAGGAGAATGAGATTATGGATGTAAAAGATATGCCGACACCGACGGAAAACCAGGAGTCTGCACCAGCACAGACCGGTATCATGCCGGGTGTGACAAGCAGAACTATGAAAATTACAGATGAATATGCTGGAAGAGCTATGACACTGCTCCAGAAATATAAAGATCAGAAGAAGGAGCTGGATGAAAGACTGGTGGAGAATGAAGAATGGTGGAAATTCCATGAGTGGGATCTTGTAAACGGGGGAAAGACAGAAGCGGAACGCGTGGATCCGGAGCCGACGTCTGCCTGGATGTTTAATTCCATCATCAATAAGCATGCGGATTTCATGGACAACTTCCCGGCTCCTAACATTCTGGCACGTGAGGAGTCGGATAAGGACGCTGCAAAGATCCTGAGTGAGGTGGTTCCGTGTATCTTCGATCAGTGCGAATATGAGAATACATACAGCGATACATGTTGGGATAAGATTAAGTCTGGAAGCGGACTTTACGGGATTTTCTGGGACAAGTTTAAGAACGGAATCGGAGACATCACGATCAAACGCTGTGATATCCTGCAGATGGCGTGGGAGCCGGGGACAGAGGATCTTCAGAAATCCCCGAATCTTTTTTATCAGAGCTATGTAGACAATAAGATCTTGGAAGCCGAGTATCCCCGGATGCAGGGACAGCTTGGTGATGGGATCTTATCAGAAATCCAGGACTATCAGGGAGACAATAAGAAGTTTACAGAGGGAAAGAGCCTGGTAACAGATTGGTACTATAAACGCTCAAATGTTATCACAGACAAAGACGGAATTCAGCACCTGATAACGACGGTCCATCTGTGTAAGATCTGTCAGGGAAAAGTCCTGTATGCAACAGAAAACGACCCAGAAATGGGAAGCGGACTGTATGAGCATGGGCTGTATCCGTTCGTGCTTGACACGCTGTTCCCGGATAAGAATACCCCGGCCGGTCGGGGATATATTGACATCATGAAAGACTGCCAGATGTACATTGACAAAATGAGCCAGGGAATCCTTAAGAATGCAATCGTGGGGGCAAAGCCTCGGTATTTTTCAAAGGATGGCGGCGGAATCAATGAGAAGGAGTACACGGATCCGAACAGGGAGATTGTACACTACACAGGAAGTCCGGATGATCTCAAACCGGCGGAGCACTACCCGCTGGATGGCGTGTATGTGACGGTACACGCAAACAAAATTGACGAATTGAAGGAAACCTCGGGTAATGGAGACTTTGCACAGGGTACGACAACAAGCGGTGTAACGGCTGCTTCTGCGATTGCTGCCCTTCAGGAGGCGGGAAGCAAATTATCCAGAGACATGATCAAGACATCCTATCGGGCGCATAAGGCGGTTGTATATCAGGTGATTGAGCTGATCAGGCAGTTCTATACCACTTCCCGCGTATTCCGCATTACTGGAGATAATGGACAAGATCAGTACGTCTCTATCGACAATCAGATGCTGAGGGCGGAACCGATTGAAGAGGATTTCGGACTCTATCTTGGCGGACGGAAGCCATACTTTGACATCAAGATCGTACCACAGAAGTCAAGCCCATTTACAAAGATTGCACAGAATGAATTGGCAAAAGAAATGTACAACCTTGGATTCTTTAATCCTCAGTTAGCGGATCAGGCGTTAGCATGTATCAACATGATGGATTTCGACGGAAAAGAAGAGGTCATTCGCAGAATTGCAGAGAATGGAACTCTATATCAGCAGGTACAGCAGATGCAGATGTCCATGCAGCAGATGGCGGCGCTGATCGCAGACAGCACAGGAGACACAAGGATTATGGATGCAATGGCAATGCAAAACGGACAGGCAGCGGCTGGAACTCCGTCTGTATCGTCAAAAAGCCAGACGGCAGCGGAGACGGATGATTTTGGGAATGTAGCCCGTGAAACCAAGAGCAGCACGGCAGGAAAGGCAAGAGAAAGGGCGGCGTCCGCATCCACGCCGAAGGTATAAGGTATGACAATCATTCAGATTGAAAATAATCCTGGACACTACAAGCTCGTTGCTCTTGGACACGCGGGACGTGCAGAGGGAGAAGACGGGAATCTGGTATGTGCGGCGGTGTCCGCACTTACACAGGCCTTAGTGCAGTTCTGCCGGGATCGATCAAACAGGATAGCACAGTACAATGACCGGATCGGAGATGCAGATATCTTTATTCGCGCCTGTACCACAAGGCCGGATCCGGAAATTTCTGGAGCATTTGCGCTGGTGGAAACGGGACTTCGGATGGTTGAGAAGAGCAATCCGGGGCGGATCCAGATAGTGGGGGGAGAATCTATGCATACAGAATGATAGGATGTGCACAGAAAGACGCGTGGGAAAGACCATGGAAAAGGAGACCACTATGAAACTGAATCTTACGTTATTTGATGGCGGTGCAGGTGCAGGAGCGGCAGCAGGAGCCGCAGGAAGCACAGGTGCCGCACCGGCGGAAAGTACAAACACGGGCGTTAAAGAGGGCTCTCAGGGCGCCGCTGAGGGGGCAACAGGGGAGGAAGTCGCCGATCCGACCCAGCCAGCAGAAGATCCGGAAGCACGCCGTCAGGCGTACCGGAATGCAATCGAGCAGTACAAGGACCTTTATCAGGAAGATGTTCAGGGCATCATTGACCGCCGCTTGAAAGGCACCCGAGAGTCCAAAGAAAAGCTGGACAGGGCGATGGGATTTATCAATATCCTGGGAAATCGGTATGGTATCACCGATGGGAATATTGATAGCATCCAGAAGGCAGTAGAGGAAGATGATGCTTACTGGGAGGAGGCTGCGGCCAAGGAAGGCCTCAGCACAGAGCAGTACAAGTACATGAAAAAGCTGGAGGCTGAGAACGCACAGTTCCGCGATGCGAAGGACAATGCGGAAAGACTCCAGCAGCGGGAGCAGATGTACCAGAAATGGAACACAGAAGCACAGGAGTTGTCGAAGCTGTACAAGGGATTTGACCTGAATACAGAAGTACAGAATCCGGATTTCGTGAAACTCCTCGGAGCCGGAATCCCGATGAGAACCATTTTTGAGACCCTGCATCACGATGAGATCCTGTCCGGCGCGATGGCATATACCGCCAAGCAGGTAGCAAAGAAACAGATCGATGCGATCAAATCAGGGCAGAACCGCCCGTCTGAAGGAGCAGCAGGAGGAAGCACTAGTTTCCCAGGAGTGAAGACGATCGAGAACATGACTGGTGATCAGATCAAAGAACTTGCCCGCCGCTCTCTGGCTGGAGAGACCATCGATCTCAGTCACGTATAGGAGATATGAGCATGGAAATCATGATGAATTTAAGACTGTTTGACACACCGTTAAACACAACAACATCTGCCGGCATGACCGCGGAGATGAAGACCTTTTACTCCAAGTACCTGATCGAGAATGCAAAACCGGCATTAGTGTACGATCAGTTTGGACAGAAACACAATATTCCGAAAAATGGTGGTAAGACCATTGAGTTTAGAAAGTACTCGCCGCTTCCGAAGGCAACAACTCCGCTGACAGAGGGCGTTACCCCGGCAGGAAAGGCATTAACTGTATCCACTGTTACCGCAACTGTAAAACAGTATGGCGATTTCGTACCGTTAACGGATATGCTGTTACTCACTGCTATTGATAATAACCTTGTGCAGGCACTGGATCTCTTAGGAGCACAGGCCGGAGCCACACTTGATACCGTAACCCGTGAGATTTTGATGGGCGGAACAAGCGTGCAGTACGCAGAGGGACAGGTTACAAGCCGTGCGACGCTGACGGCAGAACACAAACTTACCGTTAAGGCGGTCCGTCTGGCAGCACGTTTCCTGAAGAAGCAGAATGCACCGAAGATCGATGGCGGATATGTAGCGATTATCCATCCGGATATTGCATACGACATTCAGGACGACCCGGACTGGAAAGAATGGAACAAGTACACAACCTCTGACAAAATGTTCCAGGGCGAAATTGGAAAGATTGCCAATGTCCGCTTCGTGGAAACGACCGAGGCGAAGATCTTTGCGAAAGCAGGAGCATCGAATCAGGATGTATATGCAACACTGGTTTTAGGTGCAAATGCATATGGAACCACAAACATCGAAGGCGGCGGTCTGGAGACCATCGTGAAGCAGCTCGGATCCGGCGGAACAGAGGATCCATTAAACCAGCGTGGAACGGCAGGCTGGAAGGCAACCAAGACAGCAGTCCGTCTTGTGGAGCAGTTTATGGTGCGTGTCGAGACGGGATCCAGCTTTTCTGATGGAGTAGAAAATTAGGAGGTACATATGGCAGCAAAGAAAGAAACAGCAACAGTAGAGGCTTCGGAGAGTGTAGAAAACACAGAGAGTTGCACCGGTGCAACTGATATGGTTGAAATTGAGATTTTCAAGGACAGCGACCGGTACAAAGATGACGTAGTAGTAGCCTTAAATGGCAAGGTATACGTGATCAAAAGAGGGGTCCGCGTCAAAGTACCGAGAGCAGTCAAAGAAATTCTGGATCATTCTCGAGAGCAGGATCAGCAGACAGCACTGATGACGGAAGAAATGGAGAGCGATTTCCAGCAGAAAGCTGAAAAATACAAGTAGTACAAAGGGCCGCCGAGTAAGCGGCCTTTTTTGGTAAAAGGAGAAGCACATGATACTGATCAAACATAAAGAGCTGTTGTTTGCCAATAGAGAGCAATACATCGCCGCGGTGGGAGATACCAACGCAGCGTGCAGGACCTTTTGCCTGCAGAGAGTCACCATTGACGGTGTGGATCTGGCAGACCTGTCTTTCCGGCTAAATGCGGAGTTGCCGGACGGATCTCCGGACTCTGCGTTCTTGGAAAAGGAGATACGGGAAAATGAGATCCTCCTGACATGGACTATATCGGCAACGATGACCGCACAGCCCGGAACCTGCTTTATCAATCTGCGGGCTCACGATGACACTGGATCCTTAAAATGGGCGTCGTTTAAGGCTCCAGTGTACGTGGAAGGGACGACTTCTCAGCCACCCGCAGGCGGACTGTCGGAGATTGAGGAGTTAGAAAGGCATATCGACCAGAAGCTTGACTCTTTAGATTCTGCTGAGCAGGGACGTACAAAAGCAGAGCGGGAGCGGGAACAGGCGGAACAGGCACGCGTCGCGGCCGATGAGGAGAGGACACGGAAGACTGACGAGGTGATCAACACTTTCGGCGAAAATATTGAACGGGCGAAGAACTATGCAACTGTGGCAAAGAGCTATGCCGTTGGTGAAACCGGTACGCGTGTAGGCGAGAACAGTGACAATGCAAAAGAATATTGTCGTATGGCGAATATCGAGAAGGGAAGCGCAGAAGCTGCAGCAGAAGAGGCGAGAGCTGCCAGAGATGATTTTATCAAACGGCTGGATGCAGGAGAATACACAGGCACTCAAGGACCGAAGGGTGACAAAGGAGAGAAGGGTGACTCAGGGGTGAGTATCCCAGGATCAAGCCTTCTTCAGATCTACACGGATCAGGAGGACAACTGCGCGATCCATTGTGTGTATGATGATGCTCTGTATGCAGCCCCGCCGATACAATATCGAGAAGCTGACGGCGCGATCCTGTGGCAGTATGACGATGGCAAGTAAAGGAGGTACAGTATGGCATTAAAGGATGTAATTATCGGATATGCAAAAGGAGATAAGGGAGATAAGGGAGATACCGGAGAGCGAGGAGCAACCGGGCAGACCGGGCCGCAGGGTGAGCCTGGAAATATTGCGGATGCAGCAATTACGGACACGCAGGGACTTGATGTGGCAAAAGGAGCAAAGACAACGGCTCAGAAGCTCTTTGATGCAATCGCAGACCGGATTGTAAATAAGCTCGTCACGAATGATACATTGACCACAAAGCTTGCTGATTATCTTCTGAAATCAGCTATGAGCAGCACGAACATAAACAGTACAACGAATGTTCCGACGTCAGCGCTGGTGTATAGTTTGTTGCAAGATGTTAATAACAATTTGAGTAAGTGCTTGCAGTACATACATTCAGAAACAGATGTTTTCGATTTTAACGACCCGAAAACTCCAGCAGGATACCATCGCCTGGGTGCTGCCGCCTCCTATAAAAATGCTCCATCGGGACTTGACGGAGTAAATTTTTGCACTGTGGAAATCGTTAGACCAACAATTTCAGATACATTAGCCATGACGATATATCCATATAAAAAGGGTATCAACCCACCAGTATGGTATAAAAGCGGAGGGTCAAACGAGTGGTCAACTCTTCCCTGGAACGTATATGCAACAAAGTCGGATTTAAATAGTGCGCTTATATATCGAGGTGATATAACTGGAGATTTAAACAGGGCTTCAAAAAATGGAATAACTCCTGGATATTATACTGTTGGAAATTCAAGTACAATTTCTAATGGTCCAAAAGGCATAGCATGGTGTCCTTTTATTCAGTTTTACGACAACTTTCACACTCAGATGATTATTGACACTACTGGACTTTTTGTTAGGAAATTTGCAGGAAATCCAGCAGCATGGATTGATTGGGCGCAATATTCTAAATCATGATTATATTGGAAAACTTTTTGCGGTACAGCTTGCATGATGTATAATTACTTTGTCCAGACTGCTTTTCCATTCAGCATTAGCCTAACTGCATTTTCACCATCAGAGCAGAACGCCAGGGAGCAAGTATTTCCTGATCCATCTTCTATATCAAGATAAATATTTTTCAATCCATCAGTACCGCTTCGAACTTTAAACGTTTTTGCGTTTCCGCGAAAATCAATGGATTTCGTTAAATCATCCTTTGTTGCAGATTCGGCCCAGCCGACCCACGTGTTATTATATTTGGTATTTGTATATATTTTTGACGATGCGTACGGGACAACAGTCAAAGATATCCATGAGTCACTTAAGTAATTTGCAACAATCATTCCACCTCTTGATGACATTGGGGCATTCGTTGCGCCAGCATCATAGTAATAAAATCCCGATTTTTTTATGGCATATAAATCTGTAAACTTTTTTACAGTTGGGATCCCAGCATTACTCAAATTGTTATTTTAGTATACCATTTTCCTGAGGCCGGGGACATGGTGATGATTTTGTTGATGTCAACAAAACGAGGACCATTCTGGTAACTTCACCGAGATGGTCTTCGGTCTGGGGAGAATACCAGCGTCGAGATCAGTATAATGAGGATAACAGAAAGGAGAAGACCATGGAAAAACTTAGACTTTTAGATGGAACCGAGTATACACTTGCCATCAACGGCGTGGCAGAGTTAGGTGAGAAGGTACAGATCAAGGTAGTGACGGAAGATTCTCTGGACAGCATTTATGAAAAGTTCACTGCGGAGAATGCGGCCACGATGACAGTGATCGGCGAGTCATTCACACAGAAGCTGACAGGATACACACAGATGGGAAGCATGGTTACGCGAGATACTAACGCCCTCATCGAAGTGAAGTATCCGGAAGTTTCCAAGGAAGACGATACGCCGGCCGAGGCAGAAGAGGTCCGCGGAACTATCATTACATTTGAAATGTGTAAGGAGCGGATCGAGAATAAAGTAGAGCAGAACCGGGCGGATATCGACTATCTGCTTATGATGGAGGAACAGGCATGAGTGAGAACTACGAGAAAGTAAAGTATTACTACGATCATAAAATGTGGAACAAGAAACGTGTACGGGTCGCTGTCGGCCGCTGGATCACGGCGGGAGAGTATAAACTGATCACAGGCGAGAACTATTAGGAGAAACAGAGATGATGAACCTCATGAATACAGTAGATATGATGAAAAGTCAGGACTACAAAGAACGCTTTAAGGCTGAATACTGGCAGACTAAAATCCGGTACGAAAAGCTGAAAGATTTTAATACAAAAATTGAGGCTGCATGGAAAACTGCGGAGGCCTCTCGATATGAAGAAGTAAAGAAAATCGAGGGTCCGAAGCATGATTGTCCAGGAGATGTTTTATCTCAGCAGCAGAATATTATGGGAGAATACCTTCATATTTTGGAAGTGCGTGCTGCTATTGAAGGCATTGATTTGAAGGAACCATGCCTTGAAGGAGGACCCTTAAAATTAAATTGATGTATGGCAAAGTAAACAATGAAAGACGGAGAGGAATCGGGAGACCGGTTCCTCTTTTGTTGTTACGGGAGATATAGCCCAGTGAAAATGAGAAAATACAGGCAAGTAGAGAGGAGTGATTGGATGAAAGTGGCAGAAATCATCGCGGCCATTGACGAGCTGAGACCGAACGAGTACAGCGCATCAATGAAAACAAAATGGCTTTCAGAGTGCGAGGGAACGATTGTGGATGAAGTCCTGAACCGGGCTGAGGGCAACGACATTGAGTTTGAAGGATATGACTACGAGACGGATCAGGAAAAAGAGACCTTGCTTCCGGATCGGTTTGCAGATATTTACCTGCATTACATCCGGGCAAAGATAGAGCTCTATGACGATGAAACAACAAACTATAACAATGCTGTGGCAATCCATCAGGCCTCTTATGCGCAGTATGCGGCATGGTACAGGAGGACGCATATGCCAAAGAAAGCTCCAACTATTGATATCTGGGGCAGAAATCTGGAGAAAAGAGGTGAGGATAGTGGCGGGGTTAGCGCTGATAAATAATGTTGCGACACAGAAGAAAACGATAGGAACCTTCGGCGGAATCAATGAAAATGAAGTGATCAACGAGAATGAGTTTGCGGAGATGAAAAACATGTCGTCGGATCTGTATCCCGCAATTGGTCCGCGTCCAGCCCGCGGGGAAGTTATAGCGAAGTTACAAAAGCCGAACGGGACACATTATAACAACGGGCTGATCTGGGTGGATGGAACGGATTTTTACTATAAGGGCAACCTCGTTGGAACCGTGGAAGACTCAGAAAAGCAGATGGTCAGCATGGGGGCGTACGTGCTCGTGTGGCCGGATAAGCGTATCTACAACACATCAACGGGAGAATGGAAGAGTGTAGAGAAATCCTGGACCCAGTCAGCTCAGGCGACGATCGGGCCGACGGTCTCCGCCTCTACTTTTATAAAAATCAAGTGTTCTGGTATTGGAACTGAATTTGCACAGGGGGATGGCGTGGAGATCTCCGGATGCACAAATTCCGGAATGAATAAAAGTGCGGTGATCCAGAGCAGAGACACGGATTACATCGTTGTGATCGGGGATGTCGAAAAAGAATTCACGCAGGATTCCGGACTGACGATCAAACGAAAGGCTCCCGACATGGATTTCATGACAGAGCTGGATAACAGAGTGTGGGGATGCAGCAGTAAAAACCATGAGGTATATGCCTGCAAACTGGGGGATCCGTGTAACTGGAATTGCTTCGAAGGCATATCTACGGATGCGTATGCGGCAACGATAGGATCTGATGGGGATTTCACAGGAGCCGCTACACATCTGGGATATGTCCTTTTCTTTAAAGAGAGCATGATCCATAAGGTTTACGGCAGTAAGCCCAGCAACATACAGATCAACTCGTACCCGGCGCGAGGGGTAAAAAAGGGATGTTCGAGATCTCTTGCAATTGTAAACGCAACCCTGATGTATGCGTCCTGTGACGGCATCTGCGGGTATGACGGCGGAATGCCATATCTCATTTCCCAGAACATTCAAAATGGATACACAGGGGCAGCAGGAGGCGTATGCAGAGGGAAATACTATGTGTCTCTTGAACGCTTGGGCGGCTCCAGCCTGTATGTGTATGACGCTGAGAAGAGTCTGTGGCACAAGGAGGACGGAACGGTCCTTAAGATGCCGACTGCAGGGGCAAATGAGCTTTATTTTCTGGATGCAGACGGACAGATACGGCCCGTTTGTAGCGATCAGAAAGAAAGCAAGATCCAGTGGATGTTAGAGAGCGGAGATTTATTAGATGGATCACTGGATAAGAAGAGGCTGCACTCGTTACAATTCCTTCTTGATCTGGAGAGAGGTTCATATATCGAGGTGTACTTGAAGTATGATCAGGAGCCATTGTGGACCAGACTCAAGACATTCACGGCACTGACAAAACAGACCTTCCGCATATCCGTTCGCCCAAGGCGCTGCAATCACTATCGGTATAAGCTTGTTGGCGTGGGACCTGGCAAGTTATATGGATTTGGAAAGACATATACCGTGGGATCCGGGAGGTAGGAAATGGCAATTTATAAGGAAAATAACGGGCCCACGGGGACTTTGCAGGAAATTAAATCATATCTATTTCAAAATAATGAGCTGTTGCGGTACATGTTCTCCAATCTGGACCCAGAAGATAATTACTCTGCGGATGCGCTACAGAAATATATCGAGAGAGATCAGAAGATCGCTCAGCTTGTATTTGATGTAAATGGCTTAAATATCAGCTTGGGAAATCTGGAGACCAAGACTGAGACGACCTTTAAGATCATGGATGGTCAGATCCAGATGAAGGTCAGCAAGGGCGATGTCACAAATCAGTTAAACTCCGAGTTGCTGATAGATGAAAAGATGATCAAACTGACAACGGGACATTTCCTGATTACAGCCAAAAACTTTACGGTAGACGCTGCGGGGAATGCCACGTTTTCTGGCACGATCCGGGGTGCAACGATCATCGGAGGATCCATCAATATTGGTGACGGGATCTTTGAAGTTGATACGGATGGAAGTGTCCAGCTTGGAGACTTCTATGTGTCGGCCAATGCATCAAATATATTCGCTTCTAATGATGGTAATTTCAAACTAACGATGAAGAAAAACTCTGGCGACGGGAAATATTACCCTCAATTGGAAATGAACGGATTGAGCAGCCGAGGAACGATGACCTTTTACAACGGTCAGATTACTGGAGCATATTGCATTAGTGCGGACTACTTTGACGGCGATGGAGCAAATAAATCGTCATATTTTTACGATATTTACCTTGGTAAGTCATGGTGGGGTGGAGACGGTGTTACAGAAACGGTGCAGACGCTATGGGAAAGAGTAGATGATCTGTCAGATCAGTCGGCAAAAGAAAACATCTATGATATTGATCAGGATGAAGCACTGAAGTTTCTTCTTGGTACAAGACCGGTTACTTTCCAGTATAAAAAGGATGGGCAGTGGTCGGCTGGTATGATCGCACAAGAAGTTGACGCATTGCAGGATCAGCTGGAAATCTATTACCCATTGGTAGGTCTGGAAACCCGGAATGGGAAATACCGAATTGAATATAAAAATTTTATTCCACTGCTGATATCGTCAGTGAAGAACCTTCAGCAGCAGATTGATGAAATGAAAGGAGAGGCATATGTCAGCTAACATTATTTATGAAAAAAAGCAGATCGACGCGGCGCTTAAACTACTGGATCATGTGACAGTGACGGGATTACAGAGTATGAGCAACCTTGTAGGAATAAAAATGATCCTTGAGAGTGGAAAAGAAACAAAAGGAGCCTTAAAGGATAGCTCTGGAGAGGAGAAGGAAGATGGCGATCACGAGTATTGTTGATTATTTAAAATCACAGGGACAGGACAGCTCTTACGCGGCACGAAAGCAGTTAGCAGCACAGGCTGGAATCACGAATTATTCCGGTACAGCGGCGCAGAATATGAACCTTTTGACACAGTTACAGAAAGGATCACAGGCATCTCCGGAGGGCGCGTCCGGGGTGGGAAAGGCAGCGGAAACACCATCTCAGAATGTTCTCTCAGGAACAGGTGCATCCGGATCCCAGAGTCCGGTTTCTGGATCTGCTTCCGCCTCTGGCTCTTCCGTTGCGCGGGGAAGCATGAAAGTATCTCCGGGTACGGAAAGCTATTATAAAAGACTCCAGACGCAGGAGAGCAGCAAGCCGAATCCTTATAAGGAATCCGACAGAGTCACGGATTACTATGACCGCCTGAAGGAGGCAGAAGCGGATAAGCCGGGAGAGTTCCAGAGCCGGTACGAGGATCAGATCAGCTCCATTCTGGATTCCATTCTGAACAATCCGAAGTTTAGCTACACAGCGGACGATCTTGCAAATGATGACTTGTATCAGATGTACAGAGAGAGCTATACAAAGCAAGGTGACAAAGCCATGCGGGATACTATGGGGAATGCTGCCGCACTCACCGGAGGGTATGGGTCCACATACGCCACGGCTGCGGGGCAGCAGGCATATGACGAGTATTTATCACAGCTGAATGATAAAGCCCTGGACTTCAGAGACAAGGCATATCAGCAGTACCTGAATGAGCAGGCGGATCGATACAACCAAATGAACGTGGTTACAGGACTGGATAACACAGATTACAGTCGGTACCGGGACGGCGTCGACGATTACTGGAAAAATTTATCGTATCTGTCCGGCCGATACGATACGGAACGAAATTTTGATTACGGGCAGTACCGGGATGGAGTCAGTGATTATTACAGTGATTTATCCTACCTTGCAAATCGGTATGACTCGGAGTATGGAAAAGACTGGGACAGCAGTCAGGCCGATGTCGCCGCGGAACAGTGGGCAAAACAGTTTCAGTTTCAGCAGGACCAGGCAGCGCAGGAACAGGCGAGATGGGAAGCAGAAATGGCACTCCAGAGGGAACAGTTTGAATATCAGAAGTCAAAAGCTGCAGCCTCGTCCGGCAGAGGAAGTTCTGGATCCTCAAAGAAAAGTACAAAGAAAACGGCGGGCTATACAAGCACGAAAGGATATACACCATTCTCTGCAAACCTCTCTTCCAAGCTTGCAGAGGGTAAAATCAGCGATTATGACGCACTGGAAAAAGTTATGCAGGAGATGGAAAAAGGTAATTTTGGTGTAGATGATGCGGAAGCAATCATTCAGGATGCCGGAATCGACAAGAATGCGGCAATCGCGGAAGAGGTCCAGAAAAATCTGAAGATCAACAACATCAATGATCTGTATTTCAAACGCCGGTAAGGAGGGCTTATGGCAACAAGGGAAGAATATAGAAAGAAATATGGGGCAACAACGCTTGGCCAGACTGGAACCGCACAGACACAGAAGAGCATTTCTGATGGAGGTGTTACCAGAGAAGACTATGCGAAGAAATACGGAATGACAACGGGACTCGGGCGGACAAACTCGTCTGGATTCCGCCGTACAGCAATGCAGGAGGCTGCGGAAGGGTTTGCAAATTCCCTCCGCAGCCAGAATCAGTTTAGGGGACAGTATACGCCGCCGGACTGGGAATCTGCGGTGGAAGCCGGAAAACAGAAGAAAAGTGTGCTGAGCACTCCGTATGTGCTTGATCCGACGAAGGATGACATCCCGACGATGTTAAAAGGATACGGAGATGAGCTGAAGCTTGCAAAGTATCGGAAAAACTACAATCTCAGCTACATGACGGATGACGAGAAGAACAACTATTACTATCTCGTAGGAAAATATGGACTGGAATCCGGCGATAATTATCTGAAACAGATCAACGATTCCTTAAAGCAGCGGAACGCAAAAGATATTGAGGAGACAGGTAAGAAAGTCGGGAAGACTGATCCACTGACGGGTATCCTCGGTAATGTCATTGGATCAGTAACGAGTGGCGTTGGATATTTACAGGACGTTGCTGATACAGTGCGGGGAAAGGAAATTGACCGGAATAATGTGGGACATCGCATGTCCGGGCTCGAGAATGCCACCAGAGAGGGCTTAAAGGAAGCAGCCCGGGAAAATATTGCCGACAGCTCCGCAACGGATTTTGCAGTGGATACAGGACTTTCTATGGCACAGTCTTTGGCGAGACTCCCGTTTGGATATGCCGGACTGGGAATCGCAGGCTTGTCCGCGGCGACAGGAGCAGAAGAGGATGCTTTATCTCAGGATGTCAGCGCAAAGAAAGCTCTTGCACAGGGTACTGCGCAGGGAATTGCGGAAGGACTCTTTGAAAAGTTCAGTCTGGGAAATTTAAAAAGCATGCAGTCTGTTCCAGTATATTCCTGGAAGGATGTCGCCAAAAATATCGCAAAGCAGATGGGAACGGAAGCATCTGAAGAAATGTTGACTGAGGCGACCAACGCACTGACAGACCGACTGATCATGGGAGATAAGTCCCGGTGGGTACAGGACAAGGAGAACAGCTCAACACTTGGGGCGGCAGAGGCTCTTGCTGAGCGGATCGGGCTTGCGGGTCTTGGTGGAGCGATATCTGGTGGAATCATGGGCGGCGGTGGAATGCTTGTGAGCGGAATCAATCAGCAGCGCTACGGTCGTGCCAACGCCTTAGACAATTACCAGGAGATCGCCGAAAGTATCGATACGGATCTGGCAAGCTACAAAACATTTGAAGATGCAAAGAGAGCAGTAAACTTAAAAAGCCTTGCGTGGAGGTACGCAATTCTTCAGGCCAGCGGAGGAGAACCAACGGCTATGCAGCAGGGCGCGTTCATGAGGGATTATTATGATCTGATCCCTGGCGTGAAGGATTTTTCCGAAGACACAACACCCGCTCGGGAAGATACAGTTTCTGTGGTCCAGAATAATGAAGATATCCAGGATCAGCCGGATATTACACAGGAGGTACAAAGGCAGGAGACCCAGAGAGCATATCCGTACAATCCGGAGCTGACAGATGAGCAGATTCGGGAGATCATGGCCAGAGACTTCGCGGATGAAGTCGCCGCGGGAGAACAGGAAAACCAGAGAGTTGCACCGGTGCAACAGACGGAATCCCTGATCGAACCGGAAAAGACCCAGACTGTACAGGAAACGGCGGAAAATGTACGAACGGAAAAATCCACAGAAAATGTGGACTATGACACGCTGAATGACTATGCAAAGGGACTCGGAGAAAACGGAAGAAAAGCATTCGTGGGGAATTATGACGGAAACCTCTCTATCGATGACTACCAGACAGCATATGGAAGATATTACGATGCTGGCAGGTACAACGCTGATATGGATACTGCGGAGAAATCCATGCTCGCGTCCATGATGACCCCGGAGCAGGCAGCCGCCGCATATAAAGCCGGTGCGCAGGACCGAAACCTTGCAATACAGACCCAGCCGGAATACCGTCAGGGCGAGGCGAGGACCGGAAGCGCCGAAGATCTTACCGGACAGGCATCTGCCGCACAAAAGGCCCTGGCACAGTCCCTCGGCAAGAAAACCGGACTAAGATTCGAATTAGTGGATAGCAGTACGGCATCCGGAAGCTATGAGGCAAAGAGCGGCGTTGTAAGGCTTAACATCAACTCCAAAAACATCCTCCAGACCGCTTCTCACGAACTGACCCATTTCATTCAAGACTATGCTCCGACCGAGTATGGAGCCTACAAGCAGATGGCGGCCAACGTCCTTATGGATCGTGATGGAGTGACAGCGGATGAACTGGTGCGGAACTATGAGGCACGGTACGCAGCAGCAGGACAAAATCTTTCCAGAGATCAGATCTGGGACGAAATTGTCTCTGATGGAACCGGTATGATGTTAAATGATGAGAATTTAATTAAGCAGGTGACATCAGAAAACAGATCCCTGGCACAGAAGATCGTGGACTTTATTTCCGACATGATTGACTCAATCAAGGCTCTCATCAGCGGGGAAGGAATTTCAAAATCCGCGAAATATCTCCACGAAAATTTGCAGGATTTTGAAAATATCCGTGACATGTGGGCACATGGGATTGAAGAGGCTTCAAAAAAATATAAATCCGGTCAGAATATCATAAATGATGATATGAAAAAATATCGGATCGAAAGACCGGAGCTACTGACAGAGAAAAATATTGAGCAGAACTATAATGATGTCCGGAGGATGGGAAGCGTATCAAAAATTTCAGGCGATGAATATCAGGGAACTGCAAGAGAAGTACGCTCTCAGATCATGGATTTATATCGTTCATATGGTGGGAAGGCTTATAATGATGTGGTTGGAGATATTGAACTGAATGGACGATCAGTGCGAAATGACCTGGGACATGGATTTAGTCCAAAGAAAGCCGCGGCATTTGCATCAGTAAAAGATGTCCTCGAAAAAGGTAAAGTTTTGCGGTATTCAACGAACTGGAAAAATAGAGGTTATGATGCTGTTGCTATTGGCGGAAAAATTACAATAGAGAACGGGGAAAACGCAGGACAGTATTATGAGGTATGTATCGTAAGAATTGATGAGGATAACCGGATGTATTTACATGAAGTGGACGTAGAAAAGGCGGATAGCGTCCCGTTCAACTACGGCCGGCAAAACGACTCACATAGCGGCTACGACTATCCACCTATCTCAAGTATATTCGAAAAACTTAGAAGTGTCAATGACGCAAATGAAAAATCACTTCGGCGCTTACAGCTGGAAGATGTTGATCAGAGTGTTGAAACGGACCGGGAGGCAGATCAGATTCTGAAGGAAAACCAGGAACTGCGGGAAGCAAATGAGGCATTGAAAAAACAGCTCACTCTCACAAAGGATTATGTTCCTCGTATGGAGGACATTAAGCAGACAGCCAATAAGCTTCTTCAGGATTATAACTCGAAATACTCGAAGGATACCCTGATTAAAAACCTCTCCAGTCTGTATAACTACATGCACAGCTATGAAGAGGGAGGCTATGGCCAGAGCATGGGAGAGATCAACCGGGCGGCTCAGGCGATTGCGAGGAGCATTGTACAGAATGCCAGCTTAAAAGATGAAATTGGAGATGAGTATAAAAATGTCTTAAAGAGGATCCGGAGTACCAAGCTGGTAGTTCCAGAAAGTTATCGGACAGAACTCGACTCGGAAGGCGGCTATGATGTCTTCAGAAAGAAATACTTCGGACGGTTGCGTCTGGGAAATGAGGGAATCGACGTGGATACGGCGTATGAAGAGCTTTCCAATCTCTACCCGCACCTTTTCCCTTCCGATATCATCAATCCGGCAGATCAGATCTTAAAGATCGCACAGGTATACGATGACCTCTCTCCGCAGATCAAAAACCCGTATCACGCCAACATGGATGAGATGACAACGATCGTTGCAAACGAAATTAAAGAGGCGGCCGTCAATGTACGCGCTCTGCCTCCGACAATGGCGGACAAGATGCAGGCACAGATCTACCGTGCACAGCAGGAGTACCGCGCGAAGACAGAAGCTTACAAAGCACGCCTGAAAGGAGAATATGACTCCGACTTCACAGAAGTAGAGAAGAATGCGAAAACAAGGCAGTTAGAGATTAACCGTCAGATCAGTGATCTCGCGGAGCAGTACCGGTCATACGGTGAGGGATCAACAAAGGAAGAACAGCAGCGGATCCGGGCACTGAAGAAAGAGAACTGGAGGCAGCAGGAAGAACTGCGGATCGAGAGGAAGGCTCTTGAGGAGAAGGTTGATTTCGATCTGCTGGCCGGAAAAGCGAAGTATCAGCGGCGCAGGGATGCCGCAGAATCCAGGAAGCACCGGGAAAGGATCCGGAAAGATGTGGATGAGATGGCGAAATGGCTGACGACACCAACAGATCAGAAGCATGTCCCGGAATCCCTGAGAAAGCCTTTAGCGGAATTCCTTTCCGGTATTGACTACAGCTCAAACCGCGCAAATTCAGAAGGGGAACCCACGGCGAGAACCAATAAATGGTGGGATCTGACAAAGCAGTTTGATCAGATTGCCAAAGAGGGAGTAAGCACAGACGATGGTGAGAGCCTGTATATGGATGTCGATCCAGACCTTGCGGAGAAAATGGCAACGCTGAAAGACCAGGTTAAGGATTTTGATAAGTTGGAAAACCTCGACCTGAAATCCCTAAGAACACTGAGAGATGTGGTTGCATCGATGAAACACAGTATACAGGACGCAAACAAGGTGTTCGCGAATAACTCCTATGAGCGTGTGGATCAGATTGCAAAAGACTTCCTGAGGGAGAATAAGGAGAGAGCCACAAAAACGATCTACACGGGCGCACGGGGCTCCATAGACAGTATGTTCCGATCCGATATGCTGGATGCGGGAACCATGTTTGGACGTATGGGTACGGCAATGGAGACGGTATACCGGGAACAGAGGGATGGATTTGACAGGAAGGTGCGCGATACCAAGACGGCGCAGGATTACATGGCAAACGTCCTTGAGGAGAAGGGAATCGACTCGAAAGAACTACAGGCATGGACTGGAAAGAATGCGGAAAAACATACCTTCGAAGTACAGGGAGGAACGATCAACCTTACGACTGCACAGATCATGAGCCTCTATGAGCTGAATAAGCGTGCGGCCGCAAAGGAGCATATCTATAACAAGCTTGGAGGAATCAAGAGCGCTCCCACGGTTGAGTATGACAAGAAGAGTCATGGCTATGTGGTGAATAAATCCACGGAGCCGGTATCGGTCAGGGCCTTGGACGTGCAGAAGATCACCGACACACTGACCCCTCAGCAGAAGGAAATCGCAGATTCTGTTGTGAAATTCTTTACGACTGTAACCAGCCAGTGGGGAAATGAAGTCTCTATGGACATGTACGGATACAAGAAATTCAATGCGAAAAACTATTTCCCGATTGTGTCTGATAAGAACTACATTGCCACAAAGGAATCTGAACTCGGCTCAACACTGACAACACTGCGGAACATGGGATCCACAAAGCACACGGTCCCTCATGCCAACAATCCAATCATCATTGAGGATATCTTTGACGTATATACCAGACAGGCGGATCAGATGAGCAGCTACCACGCATTTGTTCGCCCGCTGGCAGATTTACAGAAGGTTCTTAACTATAAAGAACTGGGATCAGGAAGTGTGAAAGAGTCCATTGAGCGGACGTTTGGTAAAGACGGCTTGAATTACATCAAAAGCCTCATGATCGACTTGAATGGAACTTCGTCCAGTGAGAAGAACTTTGTCGCAGGGCTGACAAAGAACATGAAGTCAGCGGCGGTGGGCGCTAATCTCAGAACGGCCATCCAGCAGCCGACGGCATACGTGCGTGCGGCCGCAGAGATCAATCCGAAGTATCTGGTGCAGGGACTGAAGCTACATGTAAGTGATGCAGAGTGGGAACTGTGCAAACAGTACGCACCAATCGCACAGTGGAAAGACTGGGGATATTTTGATATCAACACGGGACGATCCATGAAGAGCATTCTGATGGGACCAGAAGGACCGAAAGAAAAGCTGGTTGAAAAATCCATGTGGTTAGCCGGAAAAGGCGATGAGATTGCCTGGAAACGTCTGTGGGTGGCATGCCAGGAAGAAACCCAGGACCTGCACCCGGAACTGAAGAAGGGAAGTGAAGAATACTATAATCAGTGCGGAAAACGGTTCTCGGAGTTGATTGATAAGACCCAGGTAGTGGACTCTGTTTTACACCGCAGCAAACTCATGAAATCGAAAGACGGCCTGAAGCAGATGTACACCTCGTTTATGTCGGAGCCGACAAAGACCTACAACATGCTGTATCGTGCAATTGGTGATGTTGCTGTGAAGCCGACAAAGGAAACGACGGCAAAGCTGGGACGTGTTCTGGCAGTGTATGTAGCCAACGCCGCAGCAACATCTCTTGCGGCAGCCGTGGTTGACGCGATGAGAAACGACGGGGAGGACAAGAAATTCTTGGAGAAGTACGAGGCGGCTCTGGTAGAAAACCTTTCCGATAATCTGGATCCAGTCGGGATCCTGCCGGTGGTGAAGGATATCGAAAGCATCTTTAGTGGATATTCTGTAGAGAGAACAGACCTGTCGGCATTTCAGGAATTATACTATGCTGTGTCGAAATGGAAAAGCAAGTTGAGTGGTGAGTCAGATCTTACCTATCCGGCGCTTCTGATCGACACTGCGAAGCCGATCAGTACGTTGACTGGTATGCCAGTAGGAAACGCTCTGAAGGATTTAAAAGCACTTACCAATACGATCATTCGGTCCATCGGGTCCCCAGATCTCAATTACTCCAAAAATCGTTTTTACCGCGATATCAAAAATGAAGGTAATATTGCGAACTATGTTGCTTTGGCAATGAAGCAGTATGCGGACGGGAATGATAAGCTGGGGGATCAGATCATCCAGGATCTGAAGGATACGCAGATCGACAAGATTGATGAGCGTATAAGGAATAAGTACGTTAAGATCCTGAAGGAAGATGAGCGGGTTCAGCAGGCAGCAGAAGCTAGGCTATCAGGAGACTATGCAACTTATGAGCGGCTTGTCGGAGATCTTGAAAAGGCTGGATACGATAGCGAATATGTCCAGAAGGCGATCGTCAGCGTCGGAAATGCACAGAATGAAAATGCACACCTTCAGAGTGGAAGCACCTACAGCGTGAATGATGTCATCAATGCGATCCAGAATGGAAAAGATTATACCCGTGTCTACAAGAAGATCGTAGAGGAAAAGCAGGAAGAGGCAAAGAAGGAGGGAACGAAGTTTGATGAGAAGAGCGTGACCAGCAGTTTGAAATCCAGACTCACGGAAACTTATAAAGAGTCCTATGTGGGCGGAAGTCAGGCGGAGCGGCAGAAGATCCGGACAACCCTGTATAAAGTCAGGATCAATGGAAAGCAGCTGTACTCGGACGATGACTTTAAGGACTGGATCAAGAGTGCGAAAAAGAAATAGGGATATGCTGTGGTGGGAGAGATTCTACCACAGCATTTTCTATAATGGGAGGAAAGAGGGAGGTGCCGGAGTGACAGATGAAAATGTTGCAGTAATGCTGGAAGGACATGAACACGAGATCAAATCATTAAAGCATCGCATGGATCGTCAGGAGGAGCAGGGGAAGACGCTGAACAGCTTGGCACTTTCCGTACAGGAACTTGCAATTTCTATGAAATCCATGATTGAAGAGCAGAAGAATCAGGGAGAGCGGCTCACAAAACTTGAGGCAGAGCCTGGAGAAACATGGGGAAGAGTGAAACACAAGGTGGTTGATACCTTGGTTGGAGCTGGAGCCGGAGCTATTGCAATCGGTCTGATCAATATGATGTCACAATATGTAAAATGAGGAGGTACAGGATGAAAGAAAAGCTTGCAAAACTGATTGATGTCAAAAGTATCATGACACTCGTATTAACGGGGGGATTCATTGCGCTGACATGCGCAGGAGAGATTCCTGGAGATCAGTATCTTTCTGTGTTTATTATGATCGTTGGCTTTTATTTTGGAACCCAGTCTCAGAAGAAATAGAGGGCATGAAATGAAAATAAGCGAAAATGGACTTAACTTAATCAAAAGTTTTGAAGGATGCCGCCTGACGGCCTATAAATGCCCTGCAGGAGTGTGGACCATTGGCTGGGGACATACCGGCGGTGTGAAGGCCGGGCAGAAAACTACCCAGGCAGAAGCCGATCAGATGCTTGTGAACGATATGGCGGCATATGAGAAGAAAGTAAACAAGTATGCTGCTTATGGATGGAATCAGAATGAGTATGACGCAATGACGTCATTTTGCTATAACGTCGGAAGTATCGACCAGCTCACAGCGTCCGGAACGAGAAGCCGTGCGACGATCGCAGCAAAGATGCTCCAGTATAATAAGGGCGGCGGTAAAGTGTTAGCAGGACTGACACGCAGGAGAGAAGCAGAACGGGCGTTGTTTTTGACGCCTGTCATTACTTCAGAAGGATGGCGGCAGGATTCCTATGGATGGTGGTATCAGAATAAAGATGGAAGCTATCCGGCCGGATGCTGGAAGGAGCTTACATGGAATGGCGAGAAGAGATGGTATTACTTTAATGCATCCGGATATATGGTTTCTAACGATTGGAAATTGGATAACGAAAAATGGTATTATCTCGGAAAAGATGGAGCGATGGTGAAGTCCTGTGTTATGCCGATCGGAACGGAGATCTTTGCATTTGGATCAGACGGAGCAATGTTAGAGGGAGAAATCAGATTAAAAACGGATTCAAGAGGTGCGCTTACGATATAATATGGGGATGGGACAGTGTTTCAGTCACTGTCCCTTCAATGACCTAAGGTATATGGATCGAAATGCTTAGGACATCAATATAAACGTAAACATTTGCATATTGTAACCGCTTTTGACAAAAAATGTGTGAAATATTTTGATTAGTACACAGTTGAAAGAATCAGATTATATCATATATAGCTACTACTTTGGTATTGTAACATACCAATTAAAATTTACTGGTTTGTCACACACTTGTCACAAAAAAATTAGAGAATGCCTTATTTTAAGGGATTATAGGCATTTTCAAAATTAAGTTTTTATTAAGAAAATGCGGCAATATTTGGAATTTGTGTGAAGTTTCTCCTGCGCGGTTGACAGAAAAGTGCCTTTATCATTATAATGGATATGATGTCGATTTTATGCAAAATTTCACGAAACCGGCAGTGGGAGAGAAGAAAAACATGACAAAGAGACAAAAAAGATTTCTGGCGCTG